GTCCAATTATTCGTAACCCCCATTTCCCCGGTAAATAGGTCATAGACGGCGAAGAACCCTAACGGCTTTTCTTCCGGCTTCTTTTCTTCGGGCTTCGCACGTCCGGCGGCCAAGTCGAAGGCTTCCTTAAATTCGGCGACCGAAGGCGGGCGTTTATTGTCAAGTTCAAACCGGGTAAGGACTTCTTCAATAGTGGAAGCCACAGCCATAACGCCGCGATTGATAGCCCCGGCTGTTTCGCCGTGGCTGTTCTTGTTTCCGAGCCGGACGCAACTATTAGCGTCGTCCCATTTTGCCGGGGCGATAACATAGCCGGAGCGGATATCGCACCGAAGACCGGCCCACGATACCCGAAGCCTAATACCGACTTCTTCCGTAGCCTTACCCTTATTGTTAGGCTTTATATGTAACCCTACCTTAATTTTGAACTTCATAAGTAAGCATTTTTCCGCGCCCGGTAAGCAGCCACTTCGCCGAAACGGGATAGCAGGCTGTAATATAGTGGGCGGCTTCCAATTCTATGCCCTTATAGCGGGGCTTGTAGTCCGGCTTCGGGGTAACGCCATAGCCTAACCGAAGTTCCCGATACTTCGGCGCACTAAGCCCGTATTCATTGCAGAACGACTCAAGCGACGCAACCTTATTTAATTCTACAAGACGTTCCAACGCCAAGAAGAAACGGCGGCTTATTTCTTCCTTAATGGGCCAGGATGTATTAACTACGCGGGGCATAGTCCGGCGGCTTTGGCGTTGTCAACAATAGCGAAGTAGTCCGCTTCCGATATAACAATAGTTTCCCGACCGTCCAAGTACGCTGCTTCCAAAGCGTCGAAGACGTGGCGAGGGATAAACGGGTAGTAAGCCCGGTTAGAATAATAGGTATTTATAGCGATTTCCATATAGCTGAGTTATTTTTCCCGAATTTTGCGTTTACGGCACTTTACGCCCCAAATGGTAGGAATTACCACCCCGAAGAAAACGGCGCGAAAATGGGGCGTTTCTGTGCGTTCTACGGCGTATCACTTTACTACGGCACTTATGCCGCTACTTACCTGTATTTCTCGGCTTTATATATAATAAGGTATAGCCAAAATTTCAGTATAAAGGAACGGTACGCCCAAGGACTACCCGACAGCGGCAGAGGTTGCAGTGTCGCCCCGGTGGACATCCGCTTTTTTAGTAAGTTCGGTTAGCCGTTCGATAGTCCGCTGTTGACTTTCGATTATAGAGAGAAGGCGGGCTTTTTCTTCGCGGGCATCTTCCAAAAGTTTAAGAAGAATTTCGGAAGGTGCCGCTTCGGGGGCTTCCGGCTTTTCTTCGGGTAGGAGCATTTCGCCCTCGCCCATCATTAGCCACAGCGGATTAAGGCGCGGGAATTGTATGGTAATTTGTTGTAGAGTGTCCGGCATTATAGACTTACGAATACTTTGTATATAGGCAGACCCCACGCCGACGCGCCTACAAAATTCGCGTTCGCTGATACCTACAAACTTTATAAAGTCTTTAAGTCGCTCTTTTACTGTTCCTTCCATTGCATTGAAGGGATTAAATGTTAAACAATCTTAAAAACACGTCCTTTGTATGGCAAACACTTGCATCGTGTATGGCAAAGCATTAACTTTGCACCGTGTTAGTAATTCAGTTGCAAAGTTAGCGAAAATTACAGCACGAAGCAATAACAAAAATTACTTAAATTTCAGTTATATGGACTACACGACAGCGCAGATTAACAGAAACTTCCTAATTAAAGTTAGCGGAGTGAACGGCGAAGGGAAGCGGTTAAATACCCTCGTCGGAGTAAGCGGGCTTCTTCGTCTTATTGGCGAAAAATTAGCCAACAACCTACTAACCCGCGCCTTTAAGTGTATGCTTGATAAGTGCGTATGCAAACTTCGTCGCGGGCTTAAAATTACATTCTACTACAAATAAGCATACAAGTATATGGCAAATAAAACTATTAAGGCTAAGGCAGTCGTAAAAGTGCTTACCGACTTCGGCTATTGGTGCCTGGCAGAGATACGCGGACTTAAAGAAGGCACAATATTAGAAGGCCGGTTTAACCCCAAAAACAAAGCCTTTGATTTTTCCTACAACGGGCAAGACGCAATGCTGTGGATAGGACAAAACGGCGAACTAATAGAAGACGAAACAACTAACACCATACAATAATGAGCATGAACGACAACCGGGGCTGTAGTGTTTGCCCCGCCGGAAGCGAGAACTACGAAGTATTCACTACCCGCCTACGCGGAAAGCGAGTTAAGCGCGTCCAATACGACTACCGCACCCCGGACGGGGAACTATTCGCTACCGTGGCTTCGTCCTTGATTGAGTGCCGCCACCGCCGCGATGAGTGGTTAGAGAAGCGACAGGCAAACGCGGGTAAGGGTTAATTTTCTTGATAGCCGTATCAAGTTAATACGGAGCAACCACAACTATATAACAAGCCAACGGAGAAAGAATCCCTTTCGTGAAGGCTATAAACCGTTGACAACCGGGAACAGGCCGGAGCGCGGACGCGGCGAAAGCGGGCGTAGGAAGTTCGAGCCTTCCTCCGCGCACTAAATTCTAACCGCTTAATAATTCAAAATATGACATTGACAGCGACAAAAGCAGCCTTCCGAGGCTTCCGAAACGGACTTAAACAAGTAAAGATGGGCGACTACGAAGCCTGTATAGCCGACCTTTGGGCGGCATTGGGAATCAATAACCGCAATTCCTTCTATTGCTACCGCGACGGCAAGCAGGAACCAAAGGCAAGCCAAGCCGTAGCAGTTACGGAAGTATTCGCCAAGTATGGAGTAACCGAAAATATTTGGGGGATATGCGACTAAAAGCAGAGCTTACCCGACGGGAAGGCGAGGTAGCCGAGTTGTTGGCGTGGGGAGCGAGTAAGAAAGAAGTAGCCGAAAGGCTCTTTATTTCAGCCCGAACCGTAGAGAACACCGCCCGCAACATATACGCCAAGATAGGCATCCAAAAGGCTACGGAACTTTGCGTTTGGTGGTTTTGCACGAAGTGCGGCGTTCCCGTGGATTTAGACCCGCTTAAACGCGCCTTCATAGCGACAGCCCTGCTGTTGGTTATGGGCTTCCACGAATACAACGGCAATAACGACGACAACTATTTGTTACGCGGGACCAGACCGACAACGGCACGGACAGCAAGAACGCTCCGCCGGGCAAAGGACGAGAACGAAAATATTACCCCCTTCAACAACCTGATAGCATGACAAGCGAGGAACTGAAAACAAAGATATTCGGCAAGACCGAAACCGGGGAACGCTACACGTTCCGGCAGTGGCTAATTTTCGTATGGTTCGCCCTGTCGCTATTCCTTCTTTGCGCGGCCGCCGACGACGCAAGTATAACTGTCTTATTGGTTCTATTCGCCAACTTCGCCGCTTCCGCCCATTACATTAACAAACTTCCGCTTCCCGAAGACCCTGAAAAATACTTAGACGACGATGAAGAAGATTAACCCCGACACCCGAATAATAGACCTTACCGTAGGCCAACTTTTGGATACAGTCGAAGACCGAGTAAGAGCGGTTTTGGCAAACAAGCCAACAAAACAGGAAGGCGAACGCCGCTACGTCTACGGCCTTAAAGGTTTGGCGAAACTATTAGGGTGCAGCAAAACGACCGCAAGCCGTATCAAGACTTCCGGGAAGATTGACAAAGCAATAACCCAAATAGGCGCACTTCTGATTATTGACGCGGATTTAGCCTTAGAGTTAGCCGGAAACAAAGAAAAGTAACAACACTAAATAATTAACAGCTATATGAGCAGACAAGTAACACTAAAACGCCTTACCCTTGTAAACTTTAAGGGTTTGCGAAACGTAGTCGTAGAGTTCGGCGACGGCGTTACGACCATAAGCGGACGTAACGGAACCGGGAAGACCACAATAGCGGACTCCTTCGCGTGGCTTCTTTGGGGCAAAGACAGCGAAGGAAACTCCGACTCCAAATTTGGGATAAAGACCAACGATGCGGAAGGTAACTTTATTCCCGACCTTGAACACGGAGCAACCGGGCTTTTCGACGTGGTAGACACCGAAACCGGGGAAGCGTCAAGCGTGGAACTTCGCCGCGTCTATGTCGAGGAGTGGAAGACCCCCAAAGGAAGCACCGAGCGCACCCTGTCCGGGCACCATACCGACTACTTCTTTAACGGCGTACCCTTGAAGAAGGCAGAATACGACGCAAAGGTAGCCGCAATAATTCCCGAAGACCTCTTTAAGGTCATTACGGATCCGTACTACTTCCTTACGCTTCATTGGAAGGCACAACGCGAATACTTGCTTACGATGGCGGGCAAGATTAACGACGCGGACGTAGCAGCCACCCGCGAAGAATTTGCCGCCCTTCTGCACCGGGTAACAGGCAAGACGATGGAAGAATACAAAAAGGAAATTTCGGTACGTCGTGGCAGAATTGAAGCGCAGTTAGATAAGATACCGACCCGCAAAGACGAAGCCACCCGAAACACCCCGGTAGCCCCGGACTACGCCGCCCTTGAAAGCGAGAAGGCGCAGATACAGGAAGACCTCGCCAACATTGACGCGGCGGCAACTTCCGAAGCAGAAGCCAACCGCGTAGCCTACGAACAGGCGGCAAAGATACAGGCGGAAATCAACACTAAGCGCGACGCACAGGCTAAGGCATTACAGGACGCGAAGGAAGCAGCCCGCGCAGCAGCTTACGAAACCAACCGCGTAGCCGACGAAGCCGCCCGCGACCTCGCCCAAATACAGCGCGACGAGGAAAGCGAAAACAAATATTACAGCCGGGAGAAGTCAGTAATTACGGCTTCCATAGCCACTGCCAAACGCCGTAAAGAGGGCTACGAAGCCCAAGTAGCCGACCTTCGCAAGCGTTGGGAAGCCGTGAATAACGAACAATTCCAAGAACAGCAAGCCCCGACCGCCGGCCCGCTTATTTGCCCGGTATTCGGTCATCAGTGCGCCGACCCCGGAGCAGCCAACCGCCATCAGTGCGACGCAGCCGCAGCCCTTGAATCCTTCCGCAAGAACCAAGACACCGCCCGCGCCGCCTTCATTGCCAACCAAACCGCCCGACTTGACAAGATGGACGCGGAAGGCCAGGAACTAAACAGGCTTATAGCGGCACAGGACGCGGAAATAAAACGCCTTGAAGCGGAAGCCGTCGCCCTTGATACCAAGCACAACGCCGCCGTACAGGACTACGCCACAAAGAAGGCGACCTATAACAACACCATAGCCGCCAACCCCCGCGTAAGCACCGACCCGCAAATAGACCCGCAGACGCTCCCGACGTGGGTAGCACTTCAAAAGGAGATAGACCAACTTAACGCCCGCCGTGCAGCCGTGACAGCTCCGACAACACAGGACGCCGCCGCAGAGCGTCAGCTGAGCCGGGCGACCCTTCGCGCCCTCCTTTCCGAGATAGACCAAAAACTCGGACTTCGCGCCACCATTAAAGCCGCCGAAGCCCGTATAGTGGAACTTGATAAGGAAGCCGCTACGTTGGCACAGGAAAAGGCAACACTTCAAACCGAAGAAGCCCTAATAGACGACTTCGTAAGATGTCGTATGGAAGAAGTAGAACGCCGTGTAAACGGATTGTTCGACGGCGTGGAGTTCCGAATGTATAAGACGCTTGTAAACGGCGAAAAAGAGCCGGACTGCGTGGCCTACATTGGCGGGGTACGATACCAAGACAAGAACCACGCCGGGCAGATTAACGCCGGATTAGCCGTGATTAACGCCCTTTGTGCCTTCCACGGAGTAACCGCCCCTATAATTGTCGATAACGCCGAGAGTGTAAACGACTTCATCCCCGTAAAAAGCCAATTAGTCCGGCTTGTAGTCACTACGGGGGAGTTCCAAGTAACAAACCACTAAAAAATATTCCGACCATGTGCAAGACCCCGGAACTTCCGGCTACCATAGTAGCCGCAAAAGAAAAATTTGAAGTTGCATTACGCGACGCTTCGGCGATAGACATCGTAAACAACTTCGGCGCAGCCTTCAACGCCGCGAAAGTAATAACCCTTCTACGCGAAGCCCTTACCGAAGAAGTGATGGAAAAGGTATTTATGCCTTTGATGAACACAAAAGTAGGCTTTCGCACCGACCGCGACGGCAAGCCCGACAAGAACGGACGAGTAAAGCCGCCCTACGAAGTGGCTACCGTCCGCGAAGCGATAATAGATGCCGCAATAATTGGGCTTCTTCCTACCGGGAACCAGTTCAACATCATCAGCGGCACGATGTACCCCACGAAAGAAGGCTATACCGCCCTTCTAAAAAAGATTGGAGCGAAATACATTATCGACGTTCAACAGGACACAAGCCAAAACCCTGCCTACGCCGTATTCCCGTGCAAAGTAACGTATTCCTTTAACGGCGATAAAAATAGCCTTACGGTTCAAGCCACCGTCCGCCGCGACCAATACAGCAGCAACGACCAACTACGCGGAAAAGCGGAACGCCGCGCCAAGAAAGCCCTATACGAATACCTTACGGGAACAGACTACGGCGACGCGGACGAAACGAGCAGCCGCCCCAACATGGTAGTAGATACCGTGGCTGTCGAGATAAAGGAGCAGGCCAACACCGGCCCCGCTATTGGCTTCGACGACGCGGAAACGGTAATGGCCGAAGAAGTCCACGCCCCGGCACAGGCAGAACCCGCGCCGCAGACATACGCCGCCCCGGTTCAGACACAAGCAGCTCCGGCACCCCAACCACAGGCACAGCCCCAGGCCGACCCACAACCGGCCCCGGCTTATAATACACCAAGAAAGCCCAATTTCTAATGGTACTTCGTGTTTTAGGTTCAAGCAGCAGCGGCAACGCCTACATTTTGGAGAATGTGGGCGAAGCCCTGCTCATTGAAGCCGGGGTAAACTTCAAGAAGGTAGTAGCCGCGTTGGAAGGCAATATTTCCAAAGTGGTAGGCTGTCTTATAACCCACGAACACGGCGACCACGCCGGACGGATTAACGAAGTATTGAACGCCGTTATTCCCGTCTACGCTACCCAAGGCACAATAGACAACGCCAAGGTAAAAAGCGAGTGGAAGCCGCGCACGTTGGAGCGAGAAGGCAACGGCTACAAGGTTCAGCAGATAGGAGGCTTTAAGGTTATACCGTTCGCCACGAAGCACGACTGCGCCGAACCCGTGGGCTTCTACATTTGGCACCCGGAAACGGGCGGCATTTTGTTCGCTACCGATACCTACTACCTACCTAACACCTTCAAAGGCTTAAACAACGTCCTTATAGAATGCAACTACGACCCGGAAATATTAGACCGCAACGTAGAGGAAGGCCGACTAATTCCGACCCTTCGGGAAAGAGTGAGGGAAAGCCACCTAAGTATAGACACCTGTATAGACGCACTTAAAGCCAACGACCTGAAGGCGGTAAATAACATCGTCCTAATACACCTTTCGGCGGGTAACGGCGACCCCGTAGCCTTCAAAGATAGAGTTTACAGGGCGACCGGGAAGCGGGTACACATAGCAGCCCCCGGACTTAGTATTAACTTCAATAAAACGCCCTTCTAACTATGATTAAAGGCTTTAATTCCGAAACCGCGCCCTTAACCGAGTACGAAGAAAACGTATTACTTCCGCTCGTCCTTCGTGGGTTGAAAACCAAGATAGGAAAGGAAAACGCAGTAACAAACCGTACAATCGTGCAGCGGCTTAACATAGCCGGATATACGGTAACAGAACCCCGGATAAGGAAACTTATTAACCATATCCGAATGACCGACCTACTACCGGGCCTTATAGCCACGTCCGGCGGCTACTTCTTAGCGACTTCGGAAGCGGAGTTATTGGACTACGAACAAAGCCTTATAGGACGCGAGGACGCTATAAAACAAGTTCGGTTAGCCATAGCCCGGCAACGGCGGATCCTTTACAACGACGCTAACCGACCCGAAGAAAACAAACCCGAAATATTTTAATAACCCATTAACAAACAACCCCAAATGAAGAAAATAGCACTTTTCCGAAAGTACGGCGAATCCGCCGAGTTCGTAGCCCGCTTCGACAGCGTAGAAGAAGCAAGCGACCAAGTGAAGGACATCATCAACGAAGACGAAGACGCTAACGTATTCGACTTCTACACCGAGGAACAGGAGTACACCGACATCCGCGAACGCGTGAAGAC